ATCGAGAAAATCCCGGCCTTCGACCCGGAGAACCGCCTCGGAAAGCAGTTGTTCTACTATCGTGTGTACGCAGCAGGCGTAAATCACTACCCGCTGCCGGAATACATCGGAGGGAACGCTTGGATTGAGGCAGACGTGCAAGTGGCGAACTTCCACAACAACAACCTGCGCAACAACTTTTGGGGCGGTTACTTGATAAACTTCAACAACGGCATCCCGACCCCTGAAGAACAGGGCGACATTGAGAGGCAAATCAAGCGTAAGTTTTCGGGAACGGACAACGCTGGTCGCTTCGTTGTAACCTTCAACGATGATGCAGCCAAGGCCCCGACGCTGGAACCGCTCACTCCGAGCGACATGGATAAGCAGTTCGAGATATTGAACAAGGCCATCCAGCAAGAGATATTTATCGCCCATCGTGTAACCAATCCCATGCTTTTCGGAGTCAAGACCGAAGGCCAATTGGGTGGACGCAACGAATTGGTCGAAGCATACGAACTATTCAAGGCGACCTACGTCAACGACCGGGTGCAGAAGGTCGAAAGAATGATAAACTACTTGGGGTCTTTCAACGGAGTTGAGGGCATGGAATTGATTCCTACCAATCCAATCACGGAGCAGTTGAGCGAACAGGCTCTCCTTCAAGCCATGACCCCAGCAGAACTGCGTGAGAAGGCAGGCTTGCCACCGATTGAAATCAAGACCGAATCAAGCGTTCAAGACGTTATCACGGCTATCAATTCACTCTCTCCGTTGGTTGCCAACAAGGTCTTGGAATCCATGTCAGCCAACGAAATTAGAGCCTTGGTGTCCTTGCCTGCAAAGGCAGAGGGTTCGGGTCTTGCAGGAGCAACTGCAGCCGTAGAGGTCAGCCCTGAACCTACTGCACCGCAAGGCTTGGCATCAAACGAGAACATCAAGAAGTTGTCGGGCCGTGAGTATCAAAACCTGATGCGAATCGTGCGTCAGTATATGCAGGAGAAAATCACGCTGGAGATGGCTCGGACGATGCTATCAGCCGGCTTCGGCCTATCTTCCCAAGAGATTGACACGATGCTCGGAGTGCAGGCCCAAGAGTTCAGCGAACCCGATGAGGATGAGGACTACGGATGGGGCGACGAAGAGTTCAAGGTCTTGGAGGTCGTTGCCTCTAAGTTTGGATGCCATGCAGACGATTACCATGTGATGCACTCCAAGCCGATGCGGTTTGACTCCAACATAGACGAGAATATCCGCTTGGCATTTGCCGAACTGGGCGAAGAAGAAAAGGAACTTGACCTGAAGATTGAAGCATACCGCAAGAAGAACCGGGACGCAAGCGTTGAAGAGATGGCCAAAGAGTTTGGTGTGAGCAAGGCCAAGGTCGCCAAGCGAGTCGCCTACCTTCTAACAAAGGACCGCTATCCTGTTGCACGGGCGGTTGACAACATCGCGAAGGAAAACCTCGCAGAGAGCAAGAAGGCAACCGAGCCTGTACTTGAAGTCCGATACAAGTACGCATGGGCGACAGGGTTCAGCAACAAGGACAAAGGCTCCAGCCGTGAGTTCTGCAAGGTCATGCTTGACTTGGCCGGGCAAGGCAAGGTTTACACGAGGGAGGACATCGACGGGATTTCTGCAATCATGGGCTACTCCGTATGGAATCGCAGGGGCGGTTGGTATCACACACCGAGCGGAGTGAATCGCCCCCAATGTCGCCATGTATGGGAGCAGCAGTTGGTCATCCGTAAAGGCAATAAAATCAGCAAGGCATGAAGGCACTATTCATAAGCGAATCGACGCTGCTCGACAATAGCATCATAAACGAGAACGTATCCTACACCCAAATCCGTCCAACGGTTGTCAAGGTGCAGGAGATGCGGATTCAGCCCATCGTTGGCTCTCCGTTGTATGGGGAATTGGTTACGCAGGTCGTCAGCGGTTCAACGTCTGCACTCAACCAAACGCTGCTGGAGGACTACATTCAGCCTGCTATGATTCAATGGCTCTACTACGAGTTGCCGATGGTTCTTGCGTTCAAGTACATGAACAAGGGGATGGTTCGCAGAACAAGCGAAGAATCCTCGCAAATGAGCATGGAAGAGATTACCCGGCTGACCGATAAGGTCAAGAACGATGCCGAGTGGTACTCCGAACGCATCACTCGCTACCTGATGGAGAACCGCAATTCATACCCCTTGTGGAACTCGCCTCCGTCGGCTCTTGACACCATCTACCCGAACGCTACCAACTACCGAACCGGGATGGTCTTGGACCGCAACCGAAGGATGGGAATCAGCAACCTTGACTACCCCTATCCCTACGGTCAATTCGGGGCGTGTAATGACTGCTAACGATGGGCGCACACAAGAAGAACATACTGAAACTGCAGACTTATGTCATGGATAAAAATCAAGCAGGCCCTGCTGGACCTTGCAAATGCTCATCCTCAGGTCAACTCCTTCGGGACGGGCGACCCTCTTGCGGTAGGCACGGACAACACCATCAACCTGCGAACCCCAAGCCGTGAGCGCATCGTCTATCCTTTGGTCTTTGCGGACGTTCAGTCTGCAAGTACTGACGCTGGTACTTTGGACTTGGTGGTTGGGGTTTACTTTTCTGACCGTGTTGAATCCATTAAACCGATGGGCGGAGTGGTTTCAGGCAGCCCTACGTTGGGTTGGCAGGATAACGAGGACGAGGTCCTAAGCGACCAACTGCAAATCGCACAGGACTTCATATCAGCCCTCACAAACGACCCAAGCGAGGACTGGACCCTATCGTCAAGCGTATCGCTTACGAGGTTCGTAGAGAGCCGAGATGACCGCACGGCAGGGTGGCAGGCGACGATGACCTTTGAAATCCCCTACGGTCATTCAGTTTGTGAAATTCCAACTTAAAAGACATTTACAATTAAACGCTAAAAAATGCCTACACCCATATTGCAACAAATGCTCGGTCAGGGCGGTACGATGGAATTCGTCGATGCTGCCGTGTCCGGGAAGAATTACGACTTCTTGGTAGTCAACACTGCTGCGACCTTTACAATCCTGACCGGAACTGGAAGCGAAAACCTGCTAACCGCTTACGCTCTTAGTGGCAAATCAGTTTCCGCTGGTATCGTGATTTCAGGACGCAATGGCGGCAAGATTACGGCCGTTACTCCAAGCGTTGGTTCGGTTATCGGTTTTACATTCCTGTAAGCAATGTTCATCGGCTACGGCTACGGCTATCCCACAAACCAACTGCTTGGCGGTGGCAATCCATTTTGGCTTGCCTTCAACCAACGTGCAGACGCTGACGGGGCTTTGCCTGCGGAGGCTGCGGTCAATGGATGCCTCCAAACCCGATTCCTGAACTCCTTCCAATCATACGCTTTCTTCGTCTTTTATTCAAACTCTTGGCAGCCGTTTATGCAACGGGCGAATACCGACTCGGCTGACGCTGCGGAGGTTCGCTTCATCAACTGCCTCGAAGTCCGAATGTATAATCTCCTAAACGCATAGCAGATGCCTGCAAGCCCATCACTCCTTATCGTCCCTGCTCGCTTCAAGACGGGGAAACTCTACACACAAATCGCTACGACTTCGGCTGGGGTTGTTCTCGGTTCATCGGGGGACTTCAACGTAACCCGTGCGACGACTGCGACCCGATTCAATTCGGCTGGCTTGATTGAGTCGGTGGCTTCGGGTGTGTCTCGCTTGGACTACTACACCAGCGGTGGAACGGCTGGCTGCCCTGCGTTGCTCGTGGAGCCGAGTGCGCAGAACTTGGCGTTGCATAGCCGAGATTTAACAAATGCCGTTTGGTCGGGAACGACCGTAACAACCGCAAAGAATGCCGTTGGTGCAGATGGAGCTGCATCAGGAGCCACGACAATAACCGCAACGGCTGCAAGTGGAACAGTTCTCCAATCCTTATCCCACGCATCGCAGAGCCGTGTTTTCTCGGCATACATTCGCAGGGTGTCGGGTACGGGGGCTATCCAATTAACGACCAATGGAGGAACCAACTGGACCACCGTTACAATTTCAAGCCTTTACACGCAAGTTGCTTGTGCTGCTCAAACGGTTGCAAGTGGAACAATCGGTATTCGCTTGGCCGTAAGTGGCGACGTGATTGAGGTGGACTTTACACAAGGCGAGGTTGGCCCTGTTGCTACATCGCCAATCCCCACAACCACAGGCTCGGTAACCCGCAACGCAGACGTGGTAACCCTATCAGGGGCAGTCAGCGGATGCATCGGGCAGACCGAGGGGACGATTTATGCGGAGGTAGATTTGAGAGCGTCTGCGTCAAGTTCTGCAAGACGAATTGTGAATATGCGTGTGGATGGTAGCAATCTTTTATCCCTTGAAATTTCTACCGCAGGAACAAGTGTTGACTTTTCGGCAGTATCGGGAGGCTCAAGCGTTACTGCGACTGCATCAGGGATAACGACAGGTATTTACAAAATAGCGGTAGGATATAATTCTGCTGCAAGTGGCACGGTTTTGTACGTCAATGGCACTCTAAGAGATACAAAGACAATCGCAATACCAAATCTATCAGCAGCAGTGTTTGGACTTGGCGTTCGGGGCGATGGAGCTGCTGGAACGCAATTCAACGACCGCATCCGTGCTGCTGCTCTCTACACCACAAGGCTCACGAACGCTGAACTCCAATCGCTGACAACCCTTTAACGATGGCTACATTCCGCAAGTACGCATTCCCCAAGCAGGCCGACGCTGACAAGGTGCTGGCTCTATGCACAGGCACGACCGCTGCGGTTTCCCTTGGGGTCTTGGATGGCCTTGTGTGCTACGACATCCTTTGGGAGGGCGACGCACCCGAAGATGCCACCCAGTACGAAACTTGGCCCGAACCCTGCGGAGTTCACTCCTTCCTCGGATGGGACGAGCAGTACACCGAGGACTACCACCAACACAAATCACTATGAGAATCTTTCGCAAACGCAACCCCGAAACACCAAAACTCCCTTTTATGAAATCAGCCGTCATCGCTTTACTTCGCCACCTTCTCACCTTCATCGGTGGAACCCTTGTTGCTAAGGGCATCATCGATGCAGCGACCCTGACCGAAATCATCGGTTCCGTATTGACCTTGTTGTCAGTTGGTTGGATGGCCTTGGATAAAACAAAGGGCGAGCCGAACAAGTAATGAACCTAATCGAAACCACCATCGTCGGGAGCGTTGCAGCAATCGTCGGTGGAGCGGTCGCTTGGTTCACCAAGGGCCGTGTCGAATCGGACTCCCTGCAAGTCAGGCAGGCCCAAGCGGTCCTCGCTATGTGGCAGGCTACCAGCGAGTCCCAAAACAAGGAATTAACACAACTTCGTAACGAGGTCGTAAGTTTGCGTCAACGATTGGAAGACATGGAACAACTGGTTCATGAACTCCAAGCCGAGAATGCTAAACTGAAAAACCTCGCATGAAAGTAACCAAGCATTCTAAAAACGTCCACGCCATTGAGTGCGGACGAACCCAAGAATTTCTTTTGCTCTCCGACCTGCATTGGGACAACCCCAAGTGCGACAGGGCCTTGTTAACCAACCACCTCGAAGAAGCCAAGCGCAGGGGTGCGAAAGTCCTCGTAAATGGGGACTTTT